AGGTATTGATCATGCAATTCGATTATTCACCAGGTCTAATTCGTGCTGGACAGAAACAGCGACGAGAGCTCGAGGCCCCCCTCGGTCAGATCATGACCAACAATGATGCTTCAGGATCTGTGACTGACAGCAACATGGATCAACCGTTCAGACCAGCGGGTGCCGTTGGTGCACGGGCGTTGGCACTAATGCAAAACCCAGAAGAACAACGGGCAACACAAATGTGGAACGAAAAGTTTATGAGAAGTCCTCAGGGAATGCAGTTCTTCGGACCACCTACAATGGTATAAGGATAGGAATTGTGCAATGGTACTTCCACTACTAAAAATAGGTGCTTTAGCTAAAGGCCTTGGAATTCGAAAAGCTGGTGCTGCCATTGCAAAAGGAATTGCCAATCGTGCTGCTCAAGCAGGTGTAACTCAAAACATAGTAGCCAATGCAGTACCGGACGTAATGATGGGAACGGTATATGGTGCAATGTCACCTGGAGATCTTGGAGATAAACTTATTACAGGTATGACCTCCTCGATTGGTGGACTGGGAGGAAGTATGGCATTAAGAACGGCATTAGGTCCGATGGCTATGAGACCAGCGATTGGGATGGGTGCAGAGTTAATAGGTGGCTTTGGTGGAGATATGTTGTCACAACCAGTAGCCGATTCATTAATGAGGCTAAAAAGCCCAGACAATATGACGCCGTACGAGAGGTTGTATAAAGAGCAGAATGAACAGATGCAAGCTTTGGTTGAGCAAGATCTATTAAAGAGACTAAGAGATCAAGGTCTTCTGCAACCAGGCGTAGATAACAGAATGATGAATCCCTTCAACTACAACAACTATGGTTGATCATGGATAATGAATTTTACGATCACTTTGTAAGTGGACTGGGGCGAGGGAAAGAAGATTACAGACGAACAGCTGAGCTCGCCAGAGAGCTAAGGGGTGAACAGGGACTAGATGCTCCGAAGCTTGAACAGGTACTTGATCAAAACCCCAACATCTCCAGGGTCATGCGAGCGACTGGGATGGATCCCAATGCTGCATCAAAGGAGATGGCAGAGAAAGATATGGGAATTGGAATGCCACCCGCAGATAAGCCTGTGGCACGATTTGCACATATTGCTGGCAACATTGGAGGTGACTTAGTACAAGATTATTCAAGGAGCCTATGGTGGCTTCTGAATGCCCCACAGGCCGTTGCAAACGTAGCAACAGAGCAGGCGGTCAAATCTGTTAACCCCTATATGTGGAGTGCAGAACGAACGAACGTACAGGCAATTCCAGACAACGATGATTTAGCAGTAGCGAAAGGTTTACTCAGTCCAGAATTCAGGAAGCCTATGCCTGGAGTTGGACTGGAGAAAACTGCTGATGGGAGGACATACTACACAAAGCGGATTAGGCAACCAGGTCACATCGAGATGCTGGGCATCCCAACTGGAATTGCTACTAATACTGCAATGGGATTGATGACACCTTTTGGAGGTGCACCAGGCTATGAGGCAGTTGTACCGAGTGCTGAGGATCCAAGCAAAACAAGTAATATCCTTGCGGAGGTTGCAGCCAAGTATATTCTTGGACGTACGGGGAATCTGTTGCCATATGATGAGTTCAGTAAAGTAAGGCCTGATGTGAGTCCTGAGGAATACAGGAGATACAAGGCATTCAAGTATGACAAAGATATCGATTTAGATATTACGGACGGAGATGTGACACTCCCTGCAGGCATTGCGAAGTTCACAACGGAGGGAATACACGGTCCAGAGCTGCAGTTCCTTGGTAGGAGTCTGCCGGTAACTACGGGGTTTGTACCATTCGCAGGTGCGTTGGCGGGGACCATGGTGGGGGCTCGATATAACCCTGCTGAAGGACGGCAAGGACCGTATGTAAAACGTGGATTACTAGGAGGCTTGGCAGGACTTGCGGGTGGAACAATTGTGGGCAATCTGATTGAACGCGAAAGACAACGCAGAAACAGTGTCGCCAATAATATCAATACACGACCGCTTGACCCAGAGTCAGATTATTCAGCGTATTGATAAAATAAAAGAAATGAGGAGTTGACATGTCCTTTGTTAGACAATTTGCAATGGAAAGGTTCTTACCAGAGGATATTGTTGACTATGCTCCAGGCTACAAAACAGCGTTGATGGGCAATGCTAGATTATATGCTGATGATGTTTTAGGAGCAGCAAATCCAGCCCATGCATATAATGCAAAGAGGCAGCTTGCTGAGTATGGAATGCAGGCAAAGGGAATTGAATCAAGAACGCCGAAGAATCCGAATCCATTTAATCAAGCACTGGGTACTGCAGCATCAGTAGTTGGTATGGCCGCTCCGTTTATGGGTGGCGCAGGGAATGTGTCTGAATTTCTTGATTGGGGTGCAAGTGGACCAATCATTGGAGAATACACACCAAAATGGACTCCACCAGGCGGGTATTATTAAATTGATAAAATTATAATTAGGAGCTTCTTTAATATGGCACGATATTACTCACAACGTACACCACTGACTCTTAGCAAGCGTAATCCTAGTGCTGCGGCTGGGATGGGTCAGGTCTCAGGCGCTGCTGGTAACGTCGATGTCGGAGCTATCTTCAGAGGCATTGATAGTGGTAACCCATTTGCAGACACCTACAACATCGCCCTGGGAGCCGAGTACGAGAAGGAAAGAGCAAGACGATTAGCTGGCAGTAATGCATTCATCGCTGCAATGAACGCTAAGACTGCAGAGGATGGATTCGGACTGATGACAGATGCTGCTACACCTAAGACTGAATCGTTTAATCCATTTCAAGCTCTGACATCAGCAGCCACTATTGCCCTCCCATTGATCGCCATGAGCGACAGGAGACTCAAGAACACGATCGAGGAGCTGGAGGATTCCCTCGCCTTGATTAACCAGTTACGGCCAGTCAGTTTCTATTACAGCAAGGGTGCAGGTGAAGATCCAACTCGTAAGCACTATGGGTTCATAGCACAGGAATATGAGCAGGTAATGCCAGATGCCGTCTACCGGAATGATGATTCTGGCTATTTAAGTATTGATACAGTGGAGCTAATCGGATTGCTTGTAGGTTCAGTGCAGCAGCTGAACAAAAGGGTAATTGATCTAGAGTTGCAAATGCAATACAATTAGAATAGTAATAGTGAGATTTAGAAAGAGATGAGCTTAGAACAAGCGCTCGGCAACTTCGTAACCGGGGGGATGTACTACAACCCCGTGACGGATACGGTAAATTCGAATCCCCTTGCAGCTCTTGTTGGGATGTTTACACCTGATGAATATGAAGGTGGTGACAAAGTTTTAGAGAGGGGCAGATTAAAAGAATCATATAATCTTGCGGGTCCTGATGCAAAACCTTACATCAGTCAATATTATAATGATTTGACACCGGAGGAAAGAGCAAATATAGATCCAAAAGCAATCGCCAGTGGCGCACAAGGTCTATATAATGCAGCATTTGATGCAGGCAAAAATCCAGCTGGCATGACATATCAAGCGGCTCAGGCTAGTAATGCAAATACAGATAGATTGATTGGTGTGCAAGAAACAAGGCTCGCCAACCAGCTGACTAATAGTAGAGAAGAGCGGACAAAACAAGCACAGTTGGCGAAATTGGGATTGACTGGTCAAATTGACTTAGCCAAGATTGCAGAACGCACAGCAGCCGCTCAAACAGCTGCTAACAACGACTTGCTTCTAAAGCAGGCTGAGATGATGAACAAATACGCCGATAATCGATATCAGCAAGATCGTAGGGATGCACTGCTGATGATGGGATTACAGGCACTAAGCGGTTTCTTTGCCTAGAAATGGTAGTAATTACCACCTGGAGCAAATAGGATGTCTTGGTTAGGTCTATAATTTGGGCCAGTGTCTTCATCTTGAGAAGACTTGAAGAATAATCGCCCATCTAACTTGTTATAAAAATCGGCCGCCTTACTCAAACTATCGGGCTGCAATAGTCTGTCAATTAGCTTCTTGTCATAAATAGCATTCTCAGTTTTCATACCTGCATACTGGTTAGGCTGATATGCTAAACCTGAAACTGTATTAGGGAACTCCGAGCTTCTATATCTTCCATACACATTAGCAAGAACACCGAATTCGTCATCAGTGTTGCGCAGAGCTTCTGAAGAAACTAACTTGGAGATATTCTCAGGATCACTCAGGATCATTTCATGGATCCCTTTGGCAACATTAGAAATCTCCCCACCCGCTGAAGCTTTTGTGTTAGCAGATTGATTTACTGGACTGGTGGCTCTCGCAGCTGCAGCATTCTCAGATGGAGTAGGTGCCATGAATTGGTCAAGTGCACTATTGTACTTTTTCAAGAACTCGTCATACATTGCAGTGTTATCAACAGCTGCAGCTGATAGCTGTGGAATAACAGGATCAGGTCGTCTAATTTTCTGGAGTTGTGCAGCCGCAGCGAGACGACCGGCCATCTTTTCCTTTTTCTGACGCTGACGTAGATACTCGGTATCTCGTGCAATTCTGGTTGCTTGATATGCGTCCTTAGCTGCCGCCGCTTTGTTGTTATAGGCTGCAACGTTAGCAGCTCCTTCTAACTGATAACGTTGAATTTCATTTTTAGCCTGCTCTGCTACAGCAATCTGAGCAGTCTGAGCAAAGTTAGGACTTGTCTGCTGCGCTGCTGCAAGAGCACTTAATACTCCAGCTGATGCTAGCTGACCAGCGTTAATGTAATTACTAACATTGGCAAATCTTGTCATTATGCATAGCCACTACTATATTCATTGTATTAAATATCAAAGTATAATTGAATTAAGTAAGGCAGTGAAAGATGACCTCAACACCAGGTATTTACGCGAACAACATTCAGGATTATTTATTCGACATCGAAGATAATGAGGGGACGGGCGTTACTGAGAGTGATGGTACGCTCGAGGCTACTGATGAAGTAGATGTTGGTGTTGAAGAAGAAGACAAGGCAGACTACGTTCAAACACCGGATAATCCAGTTGCCACTGCCTATGACACACTGGATGCTGATGGTGAAAAGGTATACCAGGGTCTATTTAGCTTCTCTGATGCTATGGACTCCATTAATAATTGGAAACCAGAAGACGATGCTGGTAAGGCATCAAAGAATTTGATGCAGCTGGAATATCTCCAGAGTGGTATGGACAACCTTCATGCCAAAGATATGGCATGGACAAACTCCGCGATTGCCACAAATCAGATGTGGAATGCCGCAAATCTGGAGCTGAGGAATCAGTCTCAGACGATGTATGATGACTTTAAATATAATGCTATGACAAATGGGCTCGAGTATGAGCTCCAAAATAAGTTTGCAAATAGTGAAGCCAATCGGGATCTGACTCAGATTGCTGTTCAGGGAAATACTGATCAGAACATGGCACGTCTCCAAGGGGACATTGGCCTTGAAATGGAGGAAGAGCGTGGTTACCAACAACGCGAGAATCTAATTGAGCAAGGGTTCCAGGAACGAGAGACGCTTGCAGATCGTGGGTATCAAGAGCGTGAAACTCTCAAGGAGCAAGGAATACAGGACGTCAATCGTTTGAATGCGGCGTCTCTGGCGGATGAGTACAGAGCAAAAGCGACTGGTACCGAGACTAGAAAGAACATCCGTGAGCAGAATATTGCTGACGTGACAATGGTTGAGACTCAAGCTCAAAATAGGCTTGATGAGCTTCAAGAAACAGGAGCACAGACACGTCTAACTCGGCAGGAAGAAGGTGTACAAAACCGATTGTCCATGCAAGAGGAGGGAGCTCAATCACGTCTTGGACTTCAAGAGCAGGGGGCTCAGCAACGACTTGGAGTACGTGAGCAGTCGGTAGCAGATATCAATTTAGAGAATGCAAGAGGTGTTCAGAGTCGTAAAGGGCAGGTTGTTGCTGGTGATCAAGACATTAGGAGGATTAATGCACAATCACTCGCAAATGAATACAGTACACGTGCGGCAGGTGACGAAGGTAGGCAAACGATCCGTGAGCAGAACATCGCGGATATTATGCTCGAGGAAACAGGTGCCCAGAATAAGTTAGACCAGATTCGCGCAGGAAGTGATGCAAATCTTGCTTCCCTCGCCCAGGGTGGTCTTCAGAATCGGCTTGGAATCATGGAGCAAAATATTGCTGACATGAACATGGCGCAAACGACCGGAGCTCAGACACGCGAAACCTTGGCAGCACAAGGCGATACAGATATTCGGAAACTTGACGCTAAAGCCCGTGCTGATGTCTACGTCACGAATGCAGCTGGTAAGCAACAACGTGAAAACATTAAAGAACAAAACATTGCTGATATCTTACTAACAGAAACCGATGCACAAAACACATTAGATCAAATTTATGCATCTAGCGATGCTAACACTAGAAGCATCAATACTACCGGTAAAAATCAGCGTGCAGGTATTCAAGAACAAAGTATTGCTGATCTGAAAATGACTGAAGCTCAGGGGGTCCAGGGCAGGAAGACTATTGGAACTCAGAACGTTGCAGACATCAAAGTGATCGAAGAGACGGGCGAGGAGACCCGTGCAAACATTGCAGCTACAGGCGAGCAAACGGTGAGGCAGATTCGCGAAAGTGGCGACCAGAGCTACCGGATGGGAGACCTGGGCGGTAAGCAAGCCGTCGAGCAAATTCAAGCAAAAGGTGTAGAAAACCGCGCTATGCAAAAAATGTATGGTGATCAATCGCTTGAACAGATTGGTGCAAGAGGCGATGTCAGCTACAGGCTCCAAGGGCAGAAAGGTGATCAGGAGATGTCACAACTCAAGGAAGGTGGGACTCAAACGAGGCAAACAATGAGAGTCAAGGGTGAAGAAGACCGTGCGCTCCAAGACAACGCTTCCCGAATTGAAGCAGTACGACGTGCAGATCAGTCAAGGTATTCGCGTGGATTGGCGAGGTCCTTCTAATGAAGACAGATATTAAAAGTGGGAAGGTTTATCTCAACGTTGTTGACCAATGGCTTGATACGTTACCAGCTGCTGACGCAGAGAATTTTCAAGAGTTTGCTGAAGTAACACCAAGTATCATTGAAATATGGGTGTATGCAGGGGTCTTGAATTACCCTGGCAAGTTTAATGACTTGGCTCGATGGGTCAAGATGAAATATCGCAAGCTGAATAGACGTGAAATACTTAATAGTGAAATTGCTGCTCTACACTCCGATATACAAGAACTTAGAATGGCGGTTACCTCCGGTGAAATCAAGGGAGACAACGGCGCTGCTCGCCTTGCTGCATTGGAAAAGGAACTCAGGTCGCACATCGAGACGAGTGAAAGGATGAATCGAAGTACAGATAAGCGCGGTCTGATTTTGGCCGGTGCTGATCGTGTCATGAGAGAGATGACAAATATTTTCAAGGATGATCCTCAGTTTGCCGAACCAATTGAAAATGCAATCAATGCAGTATGGGCAAAAATCTACAGTGAGATCAGTAACGCATAATGTACATCCCAGAGCTTGAGCCACCACCAACTCAGAGTTTAAAAGCTGACAGTCTCAGTTTGGCGATGATGCCATCTATACGCTTGCCTGGGATATCAGCAGGGGATGCAGCATCACAGTACATAGCAACTGGCAGATCTATTGAGGCAGAGAGATTAGCGAATATCATGAGAAGTGTATATGAGATCTCACGCCGACAGAATGCAGCGACCAGCAATAGAGCAAAAGCAAGAGGGAGAGCTGCTCAACGATTAGCTGAAAAGCGTACTAAATTAAGGTAATGATTATGAGTAATGTAACATGAGCATACCTAGCGTATCTTTAGCATATAGACGGTCAGCATTAATGACCGCCACTAAAGTTACGACTAAGCCACCAACTAAAGAAGTTATCGAGGCCAGGGAAGATTTCGCGGCGTTCTGTACTCATCTTGGTAAACCGCCTGCAAAACACATGCTGGAGTGGCACGTAGAACTTTGTACTGGTGTCGATAGTGAGTGCCTGTTAGGTGTTGGAGGCAAGAACACATCGATCTTGGCACCTCGAGGATCTGCAAAGTCGACAGTACTGGGATTGTTTGCTGCATGGATGATTGGCCGTCATGCCCAGGCAAAGCAAATGCTGAGGATTCTGTACATCAGTTATATGGTGGATATTGCACGCGCTAAGTCAGCCACGATCAAAGGCATCCTTGCATCATCGAAATTTCGTGAGGTATTTCCGATGGTCAGGTTATCGAAGATACGTCGTTCCGATGAGTACTGGAGCATCGACTATGAGTTTGCTGGGATTGACACCAGTGGTGAGGAAGCATTCACGATTGCTTGTGGAGGTCTGAAGGGTGCCATTACGTCAAAGAGATCACAGCTGGTGCTAATTGATGACCCTATTAAGTCAGCGGTATCAATTAATAATCCAGACATCAGAAGGGAGATGGAGACAACCTGGACAAACGTCATTGCACCAACGATGTTCCAAGGTGCTCGAGCCATCTGTCTTGGTACTCGATTCCACTTTGATGATCTACACGCCACATTGTTTGTACCGAAGAACAACTGGAAACAGGTTGTGCAACAGGCGATTATTACAAGTGAGGATGGTAAGCAGAGGTCCTACTGGCCTGAATTCTGGTCGATGAAATACTTGAAAGAACGCAAGATGGAGGATCGAGTTGCGTTCGCCTATCAGTATATGAATACAGCAGTACAGTCTTCGGAAGTGGGCATATCACCAGACTTGATCATAAAAGGTGTGGTACCTGATGACTATGACTGTCTTGGTGTAGGAATTGACTTAAGTTCTGGAATGAACGAGAAGAACGACTGGACAGTCTTTACATTAGGTGGAATAAGTGAAGGCAAGATTTATTTAATTGACCAGCGACGTTGTAGATCGATGGGAAATATCGAGAAGATGGATACACTCTGCGAAATGCTGGCTGACTGGAATATCTTAAACGTCAATGATGAAGGACAGTATTTCCCAACAATGTGTCCATGTGTGATCTGGCCAGAAGCGGTTTCATACCAATCATCCTTCGAAGGAGACTTCAAGCGAATTATATTTAACGATCGCGCTCTATACAACCTCAGTATCTCACCAGTAAAAGGATTCAGAGGAGATAAGTTAGCTCGCTTACGTGGAGTACTTGGCCTCTTCGAGAACAAGAAAGTTATATGGAACAAATGGAGGAAATGGGACGTACTAGAAGAAGAATTGCTCAACTTTGGACATTCATCCCATGATGACACTGTTGACTCAATGGTATTAACAATGGGAGGATTATTAAGGAGGGGTGCGTTACAATTAGAGTACAATGATAGAAGTATGGAGCTGTGATTACAAATGGCTGAAAAGTGGAAGAATCTTAGTGATAAAGAGAAAAGTTATTTTGGTGGCGACAAAAGCACATTCCAAGCTGCTTTTGCAGCAGCCGAGAAAGGTGGTGGAGATGTAAATCGATCAAAGAGTATCAGAGACTTTATACCTAAAGCTTCACCGGCACCTTCACCTTCCCCTTCCCCTTCACCTACACCACAGCAAGAAGCCGTAGCAAGGGTTCAAGAGTATCAAGCACCTACTAATATTCAAAATTACGATCTGACAGCCCATGGTGCGGGTTCTAGTAAAGGGGCAAACAGGATTAGTGGCGCAGATCTTCGCAATATGCAAGATAGTGGTAATTACTCCCTTAATGAAATCATTAGTTTTGCAGAGGGTGCTATGGCAGGAGGTTCAAAGTATGGTCAAAAAACTTTGAATAAGCTTGCACAGTTAAGAGCTGAGCGAGACGCACAGAGACAACAACCTCAGCCAGCACCAACACCTGCTCCTGCACCTGCACCAACGCCTGCACCAAGTAGAGGTGACCGTAATATTACTCAGGGTGATACAAGTATTGACTTTGGTGATTATGGTAAGGGCAGTGGTGGTAATAATGTTATCTCAGGCGTAACCGGAGATAATACTATAGGAAGAGATGTTACCAATAGTGTGATCAACAGTGGAACCATTAACAGCAGCGTGGGAGATGGATCTGGCGGTAACAATGTTATTAGCGGGGTTACTGGAGACAATAAAGCAGGTAGAGATGTAACTAACTCTATATTTAATTCAGGAGTCATTGACCAGAGCTTCAGTATTGCTGGTGCAGATGGAGCAGAAGCATTCCTTGATAACTTCAAACAAGGTGTAGCCTCAGGAATTGATGAGAACTCGGATGACATGGTTATCCCACCAGGTGTAGGTAAAAACAATGCAATAAGTGGTACAACTGGAGGTAATAGTGCTGGTCGTGATGTCACCAACTCTGTGTTTAATAGCGGCCTTATTGATCAAAGCGTGAATATTTCAGAAACCGGCAGAGGTGGTGGTCTAAGCAACTTTGGTGGAGCCCTTGCTGGTATGGCAATTAATAATAATATGATGAATCGTGATTTCGGGCAGTTTGGAATAGGGCAAGCTCTCAGCACGATTCGTGCGACCGATAATGAAATGGGCATTAAAGAACGCAATAATAATATTGAAAATTCGTTAGGCAATAGCTTTGTCCATTCAATGATGCAATCTCAGAATATCGGTGGATTACTATACGGAGATTATACGAACCCTGCCCACTCAAGAATGAGATGGGGTCCAATGGGCTCATTTAAAACCAAGGAACCGGATTACAGCAAAGCAGAGGAAATCTATAACAGCTAATCTTAGATAAAGGACCTCGTAGAAATGAATCCCCAGGTAAACAGTCAATTTGAGTCGATACTGACAGCTGCAAAGGAACGGCGTCAAGACATGGCAATCGACAGCATGATTGTTTCATCTCATCTAGCACAGATGAGAATGTTCATGGTGCGGAAAGGTCTTGAATTCTATTGCGAGCAGGATTCGTACGGTAGTCGCAAAGAGCTATTAGCGAGACTTGTTGAAGAGAACATGCTGGACATGAAGATGGACAGCATCATTGATTACTTCTTGTGTGACGGTCAAGGGCTCTTCTACTTCAGGCCGACAGGAGAAAGTTATCAGATTCTATATTTCCCCAAGGATAACTACCGCGCATACCGTGATCAGAGTGGAAATCTAGAAAACGTAGAGCTGTGTTACAGCTTCCGGGTAAGAGGGAGAGGCATTGCAGATCCCATGGCCAATCCAGATGGTAAAGGTGGCAAGCGTAAGTACATCCGGCTGAAAGTATTTAAAGACCGTATTGAGCAAACAGTATCTAACGAGAGGATTGATTTCGATCAAGAAGACCGTCAAATGATCGGTGCAATGCCTGGCACCACAGAGACTGTTGCCAACAGTTTGGGCTTCATCCCAGCTGTTGAGGTATTTAACCACATGGATTGCACAGGTGAGTCCTCTGGTAGTGGTGAGTTTGATACGTTGGCCCACCAGATCCTCTACCACGAAGAGCTAGTCAAGAACATCCGCAAGAACATCAAGTTCTTTGGCAACCCAACCTTGGTATCCAGTCGGCCGAAGCATGACCTCATCGAAGCTGGGGATGAAACACCGTTCAGGCCAACGATTAGTTCACAGGCTGGGTTCACTGCAATGTCACGGCCGAGCACGAGGGTGACCGAACCATTTGGAGGTGCATCACCACTGGATGGTCAAATCAAGGTTCCGCGAGTGATCGCCAACTTGGAGCCGACTGATCGGGTCAGTTACATGACACCTGACAGTGTGTCTGGTGACCAGAACTTGTACGTCAAACAGTACAGGTCAGAGATTCGGTTAGCACTCGGTGGTGTGGATGATATCGATATCGGCACTGCTAGTACGGCATATGAAATCAAAACGTTGTATGGACGGGTAGCAGCACACTCTGAGAAAAAAGCAAAGGCGTTATTCACGTACGGATTATGCAAGCTATTCAGCATGATCATTCAGCACGAGGAATTCCTCTTTGAAGAATCGTTTGCTATGGCAATTGGTTTAAAGAAGCCAGACATTCCATTGATTGAAGATTTCCAAGGTGATGAGGAAGCATTTGAAGTAGCAGCTGAAGACTACAGAAACAAGTTTGATCGGTATACCAAAAAGAGAAATAACGAGTTTCGTGTTAGACTTGAAGCAGGTGATATACCACCAGGAGTTGTTGGATTAATTCCAGACGGCACTACAAGAGTTTCTTGGCGCTGGACTGGGCAAGTATTTGAAGACAGTACTGACGATATTCTCAATAACAGTATCGTCGTACGAAACCTTCAAGAATTAGGTGTCGATTCTATCGAAGCCTTACGTTACTTGTTCCCTGGAAAAACCGACGAAGAAAGGGCAGCAATGCTCAGCGGTTTCCCATTCAGAATGGTTCAAGCAACTCAACAATCATTTAATTCATTTGTAGGTTTGCTGAACAGTCTTTATCAGCTACCTCATCCTCAGACGCCAGACTTACCGTTGGCATCTGACCCGAATCTTGATATCACAGGATTCTTATATCGCAGTCTTGAATTTTTACGCAAGGAGTTAAGTTACAGTGGAAAGTACAAGCCCTCAAGTGATGAGCTCGCCCCAAGCAAGCTCTCCGACGCCGATCGCAAACGCGCCCGCATCGGTCGCAAGCCAGCCGATGAGCGCCCCATCGACTTACCAGGCATCACCCCAGGCACCGGCACCCCAGTATCAGGCGTCGGCCCCGGCCCCGCAGGTTTCGGCACCCCAGGGGAATCCATGGCAGGAGGCGTTCCAGGCACTGAGCCAAAGCCTGAATACCAGCAGCCAGTACCAGGCCCCGGCGACACCATCGGCGTATCAGACCCCAACGCCACAGGTGAATACCCAGGCGCAATGGGCTTCGACACAGCAAGTACCACAAGCCCAGTATTCGGCAGCCCCGACTTATCAGCAAGGTCCTTCGGTGCAGGAGCTGGCAGCGCTGCAGGCAATGCAGGCCCAGCAACAGGCCGTCGCCCGACCAAGCGCACCCCAGGCCGCACCCAAAGGTCGCGATAACTACCTGAAAGGTATCTCAAACGAGAGCCTTGAAGTTCTCCAGCACTTTGGTCCAGAGGCACCTGTTCTGCTGAACAACTATGCCTGTGCCATCGAGGACGCTCTAATCGAGCAGGTCCAGCGTGGCCAACAGATGGGTCAGGTCATCCAGGCTGCCGGTGAGGAGCGTGGTGCTCTTCGCACGATGCTGACTGATCCAGACATCTTGGCTGATTACGTCAACAAGTTCTATGGCCCTGAGGGTCCATACCCAACTGAACTGCCTCAAGAGACCGCTGCACGTCAGCAGGCTGAAGCCCGCGCTCAGTTCGAGCAAGAGATCATCGCCCAGGAGAAGGGAGCTGTTCCTCAGAACTTCCAGCGTCCACAGATGGATATGCCAACCCCTGGTCGCTCTGCTGCTCCAGCCCCGAATGACTTCTGGGGTAACTTCAGCGAGCTGATGGATAACTCCCCAGAGCGTGCTTGGCAGTACCTCTCCCAAGCACCTCAGGGCATGCTGCAGACCAAGATGCTGATCCAGGACGCCTGATCAAATCTAGTAGTGATAAAGGGAGTGGTATCCACACTCCCTTACAATAGATGTAATAGTAAAGTAGTCTAATGAACCATCTATCCAGACAGTACTTGAATGAAGCTGAGCGTGCACGAAATTTAGATTTCGGCCGGATGAAAGCTCCTGAAATGCACAATGCAATGGCACCAGGAGCAAATCCCGCTGCAAATATGCAACTGGTAACTAGCCCACAACAACAGTTAGCGCGTGCACAAACTTACGAGACAGCGGGCAACACTGCTTCTATTGCGGGAATGCAACGTCAGCAGAACCAGGCAATGGCAGAAATGAACAATGATGAGTACAAGCAGAATATGATGGCAAACGATGAACTCAATAGGTTCATTGCTAAAAACAGGATTGAGCTTGGTATTCCAGAAGATAGTTACTTAGCTCAGTTCGGACATGATACTGCCAATCGCATGCTTGCTACACAAATGGTGTAACGCTGAATTAATCACATTAGATACAATATAAGTATCTAAGCAGTGAGCAAGTGCGTATAGCAGGAGAGGGTCTAGACGATCCTGAAATCTTCCAAACTATTTTTAAGCACCTCAAGACTGATGGTGTTCCAGATCAGGCTGCGAACCAGATAACAGCAGAAATGCTGACAGAGGGTACAGACTTTGATAGCTCAGTAGAACTCTATCAAAGGTATTACGCTAATTACCGGGAGAAAGGATACAACGAGCATGCGGCACAAGCAATGGCCGTAGAGGCGATGGAAGGTAGGGAAGATCCTCCTACTGAAGGTATTCGATTCGCAGGAATATATGGTTGATAGATTGCTCATAGTGCAATAGAATTACAGAGTGCTAAGGCAACTATATGGCCCCAACAACTTTGTCGACAGATTCAGTACGTGCATACCTTCGTGATATAGGTAGGATCCCTCTACTTACCAATGAAGAAGAGATAGTACTGGGAAGAAAAGTCCAGAGGCTCATGGAGCTTGAGGATATTCGCAAGCGACTGGAGAAAGAACGAGGTACCTCAGTAGATGATGCTGAGGTGTGCGATCACACCGAGTTCCAGGACTGGAAGATCACCCGGAGAGAGTTCCGGGAAGGTCGGAAAGCAAAGGAAAAGATGGTAGCTGCCAACCTTCGCCTAGTAGTAAGTGTCGCTAAGAAGTACACCAAGAGGAACATGGAGCTCCTGGACATCATCCAGGAGGGCACGATCGGCCTGGTGCGTGGTGTGGAGAAGTTTGATCCAAGTCGCGGTTACAAGTTTAGTACTTATGCTTATTGGTGGATTCGTCAGGGGATCACTAGGGCAATCGCCGAGAAGAGTAGGTCGATCCGTTTGCCCATCCATATCACGGAGAATCTGAATAAACTCAAGAAAGCACAACGTGATCTTTCACAGAAGAACGGGTATATCCCAGATATCTTTGAACTGTCAAAAGAGTTGAACCTCGAGGTTGAGGAAATCAAAGATCTACTGTGTAAGGGAAGGCATCCAACGTCCTTGGAAATAAAAGTAGGAGAAAACCACGATACGTCATTAATCGATCTGCTCGAGGATGAGAGTCAGCTACCTGACGTGCTGCTAGAAAAGATGTTCATCAAGGAAGCATTCGAGGAGATGCTGGCCCTGCTGCCAGAGATTCAAGCTGCAGTCATCAGGATGAGGTATGGAATAGGCGATGATACGAAGGAGCAGATGACAATGACAGCGATTGGTCAAGTCTTGAACATCAGTAGAGATCGAGTAAGGCTGTTAGAGAACAAAGCACTAAATACGATCCGTGCTAATTCAGGTGATCTGAAGGAGTTCTTCTAATACAATAGGAATAAAGGGTTATGACATGGACGTCAGTAATCAGGTATTAAACCAGGTAAGAAAATATGGAGGCAGTGACAACACTTCTCCTGGACAACTGTCAGCAAGTAAGTCCCTCAATTACGCAGAGGGACCTACTATTAATAATCCTGTTGTAGAGCTGGTAAAGGGGATTCCCTTTACGATCAGATTGAAAGGTGAGGTAGGTCTTGGAGGTGCAGAGAATGTGTATGTAAAAATCAATATGGATGTGGACAGCCTGAGCGCTGAAGGCAATACGTTGAATGCAAATAATTGGAACGAGGCAAATATTGTTAATACGAACATAACATACACAAACTGGACTAATGCAGATTGGGATCGAACTGATTCTGATATTGATCCCAGTGGTAACTACATAGCAGCGAACGTAACGACAGGGCTATATGTATTAGATGATCCACATGTAGGAGTGCGATTGACTAACAACGGAACCTCCAACATTTACAACGACAGCTGGGTTGAAGCCCGGTTGTATACATCAGAGAGGGAAGAGCATCCATACGATGAAATGTTTGTGAGGGGATATGGATCTTTCTACATTGGGATTCATGCAAGGAACGCTAGAAGGTACGCATACGATGTTGACTGCTTGATTGGGACAGACTATAAGGACCTGGATGATTTGACGAGTGAGGAGCGCTCAAAGGTTGCAAGACTGCATGGTGATGACTATGTAGTTGGGGGCTCCCAGGGGAACGTCTAGCCAGCGAACGGCTTGTTTTTATGAGCCACCTTGACCCAGCGCAAATTGTCAACAGAACAGTTACTTCGATTACCGTCTATAAACTGAATGATAGAATTCTGAGCATGTCTACCCATTGGAGTAGGTGGGTGGCCAATGAACGCAAGTGCTACAAGTCTGTGGATATGTACGGTTAGGTTTTTACCTCTACCAATACGCTGAGTAAGATTGACACTAAGGTATCCATTTGATTTCAAGGAAGGCTTGAGGATCTTGTCAATGCCTCCTTTTGTACTTTTAACTTCTCCATCACTGCTGACGTAATATTCAATACAGCACTCAAATCCCGGCAAGGTGTGAATTGG